TAAAAACCCATTACTTGTAATTCTACTAATAACAAATAAATTAACCAAATCAGAAGTGTCTGAATAACTTGTAGGTTGTAAACTTTTCATTATGTACCCTTTAGCAGATGCATCAAAAATTATTTCTTGGTAGAAATCATCTTTAATTCCTAGGTTAACTATTGTTGTTGGGAACAATAAATTTCTACTGTTCACGGATTCAACTAAAGGTTCACCTCTTTGAGTAGTTATTGGTCTTCCTACAAATCTTGTTGTTGCAGATGATGATGTTAAATAATAAGGAGAACTTCTATAGTAAAAATTACTACTGTCTTTATCATAATAAATTAACTCTTTTGCAAATTCAGGATATGTTGGTTCATTATTTGTATCAAAATAAGTGTTAACTTGGATTGGAAATGTAAATAAAGACCCATTAACCCAATTATTAGTAAAAGATTGAGATAATACCCCTCTACATAAACCATAGAAAAATCTAAACCTATAACCCCATTCACCAAAAGTTGATAAATCTTTACCTAAATCAATTAACGGATTATTCATCATAACATAACATCCGTTTTCAACACTATCTGAAGCCTGACATCCTATCTTAACACCAAAATTCACATTATTGCCACTATAACAATTAAGTCCAACCATATTTTCACAAGTACTCATTGTTTTTAATACGTTTTCCGCCGCTAATTGGTCTGCAATATCAGGTGTTATTTGAGATGCTCCTGTTGAAAAAGTAGGAGATACAAATGTACTTAAATCTCCTTCAATTGGATATACCGCAAATCCTAAATTTTGTTGTAATAAACTAACACTACCATTTAAAACACCACCATTATCAATAAAATCTGATGAGGGTAATCTATCAGTTCTCATAATTACTTTAGATGAATTAGTAATACTAAGTTGAGTTGTACCTGTCATATAAGGATATAATATTGGACTAAAATAAAGATTAAATGGACTATCATCTTCCAAATAAAATTTATTAGACGTATAGTATTGAAAAGGACCTCTAAACATATAAGCACCACCTGATAAATCTTCCGCATTATCATATGCACCAGATATATTAGTAGTACTAGACCAATATTTGTTAGTACTTAATGAACGTACACCATTAACTCCAGTTGCAACTGAAAAATTATTTATACCATATGTTGAGCTAAAAGAGCCAAAACTCCAACCAGCTTGAGCGTAATATGATTTAGTATTTGCAACAACTTTTGGAGGCCCTGACGGTACTCCTACCCAACTTGAATCTAACGCCCCATAGTATCCAACATTACTTGTTGTATATGAAGAAAATTGTAATCCAGGAGTTGTTGATGCTGTTGGGAATAAAGTTGAGCTTGGTATACCTGGACTATAAAACTGTGATAAAGAATATATGTTATTTTGATTATTATGTTTTTGAACTGATGTTGTAGAACCTGAAGGTAATTTTTGGATAGGAATATTCATCCTTGTCATACCCGTTATTACCACAGCATCTTCATTACTCCAACCCATAATTTTACCAATCCCATATCTGTTTGGTAATTTAGGTGAATATGGGTCAACCCCTCTTTGTAAAATTAAAACTTTTTGTTCCGCAAAATCAGTAAAAATTGAGGTATCATAACAACTTGGAGTTGGTGGAATAGTTGTATTATTTCCATAGTTCCATCCAGCACCTCTTTCTTGTAGTATTTGGATACAATTTAAAGAGTTTAATTCAGCCCAAAAACTAGGTCCTGTACCAAGATTAGGTAATGAATAATATGTTACCCCACCAACTACTGAAGTCGTTATTGTAATTGCAGTTAATACTTGATAATATTCAATATCTGAAGGGTAGATATATCTTTTACATGATTGTCCTTTAGTTACTGCACTATACTCTGCAGTACCGTTTATTGACTTTATATAAACACCATTTTCGTTTGAAATAACAAATGGACCTATTGTTGTTGCGGTTGTAGTATAACTAACTCCAACACAATCACTATAAATTACAGTACCACTAGTTGTAATATTTAAAGTCAAACTTAAAAAACATTCTGAAGTACCACTTGGTATATTATAATCGGTATAAGTATCGGTTATTTGTGTTGTTGCATAATAAGTACGAGCAACAAAGGCATCATTTTTAACAACACCATTAATACCAGTTAATGTAGCCCCACCAACAGTTGTTTGACCTGTCCATAAATAATTTTTATCGGTACTTTTAGCAGGATTTACAAAAGTTAATAAAGCCCCAACCTCTAACTCTTGTGTCGCTAAAACTGTTAAAGTATTATCATAGTGAAATTGTGGTACAGTATATCCACCATTACTAGGATAATTAAATGTGACTTTTATTTTATTAATATTATCAAAATATTTTTTTCTATTATTGTATATATTAATTCTTTCTCCTGGTGGTAATGTTGTTGCATAACTTGAAAATTTATTTCCGTCAGTCATGGTATACCAACCAGATTGAGGTATTTTAAATTTAATGGGATTTTTATTATTTGAACCAAAACCTCCAATTGATTGCGAAATCATAACTCCATTTTGTTGACTATCGGAATCATTAAACCCACTATTCAAATATCCATTTTGAATAGCTTCAGAATACAAGACAGAATTTGATAATTGTGATAATAATCCTGGACTTGGTGGAGTTTCACTTGCTGCATCACCCCCTGGTGAAGTTATTTCAGGGTCACAATCACAAGCCTGACAATCAGGATACGTAATCATAGGTAACTTCATCCGACCAAATTTATAGTTTTTAATTTTAATTGCTAAAGCAATCAATAATGCGGTTAATGCCGTCCATAAAAGACCTTTACCGATAAAAGGAGCCACGGCAGCCAATGTCGCACCAAAAGAACCTGTTGCAGCAACAATCATTGCGGTTGCTAATGCAAATTCATAGTAAGCATTTAACGCAAAACTAGCAATAAAATATATTAATATTGGTACCGCAAAATTATTCCAAAGGAACGCAACGAAATGATAAACTATTAATAATGGAACCCCAATAATTTGAATTACTTGAAAAAGTATTGCGAATATAAAATAAAGTAAGTCAAAATTTCTAAATCCGTCATTTACAGGAAATTTATTTACACTACTTTCACAATCTTGACTATCAATTTCTTTGACTCCAATAAACCTACCTCTACCTCCATTTTTAAATTCATCAATTAATCCTGAAACTGTATAAACCCTATTATATTGAAATTCGTAGAATGTGTCTTCACAATCAATAATTTCATTAACTCTATTAATTTTTTCTGTAGTAGTAAATCCATTAGTATAACCACTCCAATTTAAACCAAAATAATATGAACTGGCTAATTTTTTAGTACTGTTTGTTGGTATTGGTTGCGGTGCTGGAGGTGGTGGAAAATAACTATTTGGGTCAGATTCTGTACTTGACCAACCATATTCTTTAACGTTTGGAACTAAATAATAAGCTCTCCTTACTTGTTCTGTTAATGTTGGTGGTTGTTGCCATTTAATTTTAAACCTATATTTGGCTTTAGTTGGAATACCAACTGTAGGGTCGTTAGATAAAGTTTTTTCACCAAACTCATTAGTTATGTAATAATCTAAGTTCATTGGTAATTCTGTCAACCAAACACCATTACCATCAATAATATTACCCGATTGTTCTAATTGGTATTTTTCTAAAACAGGATTACCATCAGAATCTTGATAAATTGTTTGTCTGATTGCAACTATTTGTCCAGGGCCAGTAGTTAATGCACATAAATTACCCATATCATCTTTAGGTTTTGCATTTTTTCTAACCCTAAAACTATCGGCTGTTGAATAAATTGACCCCATAAAGACCGATGTTGGTTGTATGTCAACATTTGCGTCGTCTCTTAAATCAAAATCAACTCTATTAACCGCAATATCACATAGCTCAGGGTCACCCCAAAGTGGAGAAACTTCTAAATCTTTAACTATGTTTATAATCTGCGGTAAAGAATTTAAATCATTTGAACTTCTAAATCTATTACCAGCAACTTGAGCCTCTGTTGCAAGTCCCATTCTAATTAAATCTTGAGGTGTTAATGAGAATTCGCCAATATCAGACAAATCAACATCCATAACTAATGTGTGTTGACCTTGTGGTACACCCATTATCATGTAGTCACCACTTTCATTAGTTTTTACACTAAACTTATAATATTTGTCGTATATCTCAATTGCAGTACTACCAGTTAAAGCATCTAACCTTGTTGGTAATGTACCTGTAGCTGCGTGTGATGAATATGATTGTTCATATGGAAGTAAATTATATCTATACCCGTCTTCATTTTTATCATTTGGTGATTTATATGGATATATACTTGAAACTAGTGGGTTAGATTCATCAACCGACTCTATGGGAATAAAAATTGAAACTCTTGCATTAGGTAAACCAAATCCATTATTTGCCGTTACTCTACCAACAACTACTCCATATTGCGCACAACTTTTTGTGTAGACATCTTCTTGTTGTAGTTTTAGTGATAGAATCTCTAAAAATTCAAACTCTTGGTCTAACTGGATATTAATAGATTTATTAATACCTAACTGTGTTCTTATTCTATACGATTGACCCATTAAGTTACTTTAATTTATAAATAGTTTATGCAGACTTTTTAAAGTCGTCCACACCACTAAATAATAGACTAAAGAAAAATAAAATAAACTTGTTATGAAAAAGTTACAGATTGGAAGTTTTTAACTGAAATTCTAATATCCTTATTTGGATATCTAATCTGATAAACTTGTGATGGTTGTGCAAAAATAGTATCATCAACAGGTGCAATTAATTTGGTTTCTTCATTAGCATATGTCATTGAAGTTTCCGCAGAAGAATATTGTCCCCCAACTTCATTGAATACATCAATATTTGCAACTGTTAATACCCCATTTGTATTTTGAATTAAACTTCTAATTTCAGACAGATAAACATTTTGACCTAATTGTCTTATTTGCGGATTAAAATATGCGGATATCTTATCAACAACACTTGATATTACTTGTCCTGAATTTTGAGCGGAATCTAGCACAATTGATATGTCCAAACTTAAATCAATTACTTCTGCAGTAAAAATTGAAATGTAATCATTCATCATTCTATAATTTGATAAATAATTTGCAATATTCTGTCTTAATGTGTTTGAAACAATGTTAGTTAATTTACCTGAAGTATCGTATGACAATATTTGAATTAAAATTTTATTATCATTTTCTGTGATGGATACTTTTGCTGGTGCCCCAAACTGAGCTGGCATATTTCTAATTAATGATTCATAATCCTGAACAGTTACCGCTCTTTTTTGTGCTGCAAAGTTAAACGATACGTAGTTTCTAATTTCTTCTAATGAAGGAATACCTGCACCACCAACCGCGGCAGTTACGTTAACACATCTTAATGAGTTAACCACTGATGAATTTGTAGTCTCTGAAGGTCCATTAACAAAGAATGATACCGTACCTAAAGCATTAATAACATTTGTACCTAAGTTTGTTGCTAAACCACCACCAACTCTATATTGAATAAATAATGTTGAGTTTGGAGTTAATGTTGCACCTAATGAAAGGTTATTTGAATATTTTTGTAATTCTAAAGTTGTCCCTAATGTTGTGAATTGATTTAATTGGTCTTGAGCGGTATTAGTACCACCACCAAATGTCATTTTCTTAAATCCTTCAGGTGTGTACTCAGTAATAAATCTATCTTGTGTTTGAATATACTTACCTACTTTAATACCAGGTTGGTCAGATACTTTCGTTGGGTCTTCAATAAACACTCGGTCTTCAGCCAACGCATCTACTTCATACCATCTATTATCTAAACCTAAAAACTCTGCAGTTGTTGGAGTGTTTGTATAGTTTGTACCATTCTTTAATAATACACTTGTAATCCCTAAAACATTTTTTTCAGGTAAAAATAATTCAAAGAAAGGTTTAACGTCATTTGCACCAATAACTTTTTTAAACACTTTAGTAATACCATTAACAACCACTTCTCTTTTAGTAATAGTATAATTAACTAAAATATTATTGGCATTAAAGTTTGGAATTTTTAATCTATTTGGAAAACCTTGAGCGTTGTATGGTGAAGCAAAGTCAATGTCATAAACATTTTCAAATACAATACCCGCCCCAACAACTTGAGACCCTCTTGCTAATGTTCCAAGATATCTTTCATCTTCTTTATCTCCATATGCAGGAACCGTAATTGAAAAATCAACTAATGAAACTGATGGTCTTTGACCTGGCAATTTTAACCCATATGTTCTTGCAATGTTGTAAATTGAAGACCTTTGTTGAGCATATTGTAATACAGTTTCCTGTATACTTCTGTCAATATTATAATGTAAATTATCTGCAACCGCAGCGTTTAAATCAATGAATACTGAGAATACCGAAGCATCGTTGAAATCTTGAATTAAATCAGGATAGTATGTTTTTGCATAATTTAAGAGTTCAGTTCTTATTGACTGATAATCTCTACTAGCATATGATATTCTGTTATTTGCCATCTTATTTAAATATTGATAATTACAAAATCGCTCTGACCAAACGTTGAACCGTTGGTTGAATAATCTAATCTTATTTTTGCTGTGTATTCTGAAGTTCCCTTACCAGGAAATCTATATACTGATGATTCACTAGTTCCAACCGAATTTTGACCTGTTGCTATGTCAACCTCTTCTTGCGGGTCTGCTGGCGTTATACTTAAACTATTAACCAATAAGTTTGGCATAAAGTTTTCAATTGCGTCTCTAATGTCAGATTCAATTGCATTAAACGTTAATCCGTCAAATGGTTCAAAAAGAAATTCATATAATCTTGTACCAAATCCTGGTAAAAAATATCTAGACCCTTTTCTTGTTAACAATAAATGAATTAGGTCAGCCTTAATTTCTTGAGCTTGGAATTCAGTTAATTCCAAATAATCACCCCTTCTAGAATCTCTGAAGGGAAAAT